TCATACTGCCTCGGAGCATGACCTTCAGCGCCGTGGTGTCTGTTCGGGTTTCCGCTTGCTTTGTCCCTGTCATGGTGGTCGCGTCGTCTTCGCCCGCTTCGTCAACGTCTGTGGCGGTCACGTAGGTCGTGACGCGCACGACGCTCTCCTCCGGGCCCCAGACGATGTCATTGCCCGCGGTCACCTGATAGGTGCGACGGAAGAGATCTTCCTCGTCTGCATAGACCACGGCATCGTCGTAGACGTCGCGGATCACGAGGCCGGGAGTCCACGTGTCAGGGTCATCGTCATCGTCGGGAAAGTCCTCGTTGAGTTCATCCTGGAGGAGCGAGCGGAGATCGTCGTACGACATGCCGGACGGCAGCGCCTTCGTCTGATTCCGCGGTTCCAGACCGAGCAGCGCGGGCAGGGACTTCATCGCCACGGCACCGTTGCGCGGCTCCGCCGGCGTCGGTGTCAAACTGGCTTCGGCGATCGGCCAGTGGGTGATCTCACGCACCGTCGCGCCGGCCTTCGTCTCCACCGCCTTGCGGGCGACAAGATGCGCGGGCGCGCCTGACGACCAGCCGAGCTTCCCCTTCGCCGCGAGGCCCGCGATCGCCTGCTCGTACTCGTCACGCAGGTTCAGTTGTGCTTCAACCCAGATGCCAACGGCGTCCGTCTTCGCGGTGAAGCGGCCGATCTTCTTGACGCCGAACTGCTCGTCCATGCCGTGCGCGTAGTAGACCGAGCGCGTGTCACCGTCTACGAGGTCGTAGTCGGTGTCTTTCGTGAAGTACTCGCCGGTCAGATCGGGACTGGCGGCGTCAGAGAAGGTGATTAAATATCCACCCACGCGACCCTCGCCCAGGGCTTTCACGGCTGACCCGAAGGCGATTAGTGTATCCATCGTTTGTTGCCTCCTGATGAGCTAAACAGTATAATGGAGGCAACGCAAAGCCCCCGCACGAGTTGTGATCGTCGGGAGCGCGTCACCGAAGGAGTTAGCTTCGATGCCCGATCAGTCTACCCCGAAACGACTGTCTCGACGCCCTCGTGTCACATGCATTTGTGAAGTCTGCGATGCATCATTTCTGGCACCGCCCCGCAAAGTTGAAGCGGGTCTCGCACGCTTCTGTTCGGTCACATGCCGCGCAATCGCGCGACGAACGCGCATTGAACAAATCTGCGAACATTGCGGCAAGGTATTCCTGACGCATCCAAACAGACTCCTTCACGGGAGAGGGCGCTTCTGCTCGCGTTCGTGCGGCACCGCAAGCAAGCAAGGAGCGGATGCATCGCATTGGAAGGGTGGGCGCACGATGACACCTACCGGGTATGTCAAAGTGCGCGTCGCGAAAGGTAAAGACGTGTTTGAACACCGACTTGTCATGGAACAGGTCATTGGTCGTCCGTTGCTTCCAGAAGAAGTTGTGCATCATTGTGATGGCAACCCTGCAAACAATGACCCTGGAAACCTGCTCCTATTCGCCAATAACGTCGAGCATATGCGCTTCCACAAAGCACAAGCCGGCGATCAGTGGGGAGCACATGCACGCAAGAAGGAGTGAATGAGCGTGTATCGTTCATCCCACGCCTCCGTGCCAAAGAAGGAACGCCACGGCCATCAAGCACCAGGCGAACGAGTGAACCCGCCAGCGCGCGTAGTCAACCGTGGTGAATCCCATCAGGAAGTCCAGGCCCCAAATGATGGCGGCGCAGAGAAACAGGAGCAGCACGAATGTCAGTTTCATGGCCGACTCCTCATCTGGTGAGCGGTGCCGCTGCCACTGCGTCTGCGGCCGGTTGATTGCCATTCGTCGCTGGCGTCGGCGGTGGGTTTGGTGCGCCGGGTTCCGTGTTCACCGGCACCGTGCTTGCCCGCACCGGCTGGGCAATCGATCCGTCACTGAAGCTCGCTCCCCGCGCCAGCAGGTAGATGCCCTCATCTTCGGGACGCGATTCCAGGTCAACCATTCGCAGCGCGGCCGCGCGATCGATGATGCCGCCGAAGAAGAGCTTCGTTGCTCGGTCGGCAACGGCCGTCGCATCCTCCTGCAAGGCACTGACATTGCTTGTGTCGAACTCGACGAACTGCCCGATCTGTCCGTTGAAGTCGTCACGCAACAAAGCCCGCGTCAGCACGTCCCCGAATGATTTGTAGGTCGGCATAATGTTGCCGCGGTAGGTAGCCTCGCGGGCGGCCTGATAGTTCGCGTACGTGGCGTGTTCCAACCCGACGCCGAGGCCCGCGACAATCGCGGCCACCTGCATCAGCCCGGAGATGCGCGTCTCCGAGAAGTAGTGGATCGCCGTCAGGTCGAGGTCTTTGGGATTCCATGAAGGCGTCGCGACCTGCAAGCCGCCCGTTGCCACCATCGTCGAACCGCGGCCGTCACCCGTAAAGCGCGAGTTGAAATAGGTCATCAGGGCCTGGGCTTCGTCCTTGCTGATCGTCTTGTCGCCCGATGGCGAGATGATGGCCCCGGGTGATCCCATGTTGTGCAGGATCGAAGCGGTATACGCTTCCGCTTCCTCATCGTTGTAGACCAGCCGCAGGACGGCACGCAGCGGTGACAGACCCATGCGCGGATTGCGCGGATCCTGTGACCAGCGGAAGTGGATCACGTCCGCATCGTCCAGCGGATACCACTTGCCCGTGCGCCAGACCTGATAGCCGGTAAGGAAGTGCTGCCCCGCAGGGTCCCACGTCGGGCGAATCGAGATCTGCGGTTCGTACCAGAGCTCCGCGGGGATACCGGCCGCGTTGCGGAACTTCAGCAGATAGGCGTTGCCATGCACGTTGTAATCCGCGAGCAGCGCCTGGGAGACCGTCTCCCACGACATGTAGGGGTTCGGCTCATCGATCAACTGCGTGACGGGATGATCGGGGATTGCCTCTTCGCCCGTGTCGCTGCGTTTGACGACCCGCGGCGGCGCTTCGGGGAAGACGCGCTGCACGTACTGGACGCAGGCCATGATCGCCGACGACATCTCCAGCTCGCCGACGGACTGCTGATAGTTGACGCGCGACCCGGCATACAGGACGGGCAGCGAGCCGCCCGTCATCTGCCCGCCCGTGGTGAAGTTACCGAAAAAGCCGGTGCTTGCGAAGGGCACCGCGGGCGCGACGGGTGCGGCCTTCGCTTCCGGCGGTGGGAAGTCGCCGAACATGAACTTCGAGAAGAGGCTGCGCTTTTTCTCTGCCATGCGCATCCTCTCAGTCCGGTAGTGCGAACGTGATTTCCCGCGACTCGCCCGCACTCAGTTCCGTCAGGGCCCAGACCGCCGCATCGAGTCGGTCGGGGCTCGCGCCGGACTCGGGCGTCCAGCTGCACAGTTGGTCCTCAAGCGCCGCGAAGACGTTCTCACGCAGGTGATCGCGCTCGTCCACGTGCCAGACACGCCGTTGCTCATAGAGGGCAGCGATCGGGGCCGCTCTGATCGCCTTCCCACGCGATGCATGGACTTTCGTGTACGGAATTCCCTTGCGCCGCGTCCGCAGCGTGTCCTCGACCATGTCACCGCCGTTGTTCACCTCGGCCACGATCCGGTCGGCCGCGAACTCGTCGAAGGCGGCGATCGCCCGCCGTGCCCAGCCGTCCGGTGACGCCTTGCAGGAGCGGTCCGCGATCACGTCGTAGGTGCCATCGGGCCGTGTGCCGGCGACGATGATGCCCGTCTCGTCGGAGCCCTCGTTCGCGCTCGTGGCGGGGTCGATCGCGACCACCACGCGGGTGTAGTCTTCGCTACGGGGACGGCGCTGGAACGAGTCGAAGTGCCAAAGAGCCCCCGGCGTGTCAGTGAGCAGTTCACCGAAGATCTCCTGGCGCGACATCCGCGTCCCGGCGTACCGCTTGACGATCTGGGCAAAGAACGCCGGCGAGAGATTGTCGATATTCGCGTAGGTCGATCCGCGCGTCACCGCCACGTCGTGACCGTCGCGCGCCACGAGATCTCGCACCAACTGGCGCGGCTTCGGAGTCGTTGTCACGAGGCAGCGCGGCTGTGCTCCAATCCGAAGGCCAAACATGAGCATGTCGAACGCATCGGGATAGCGATAGGAAGACAACTCATCGCACCATGCGGTGTCGAAGTTCCCGCCCCGGAGACGGTCAGGTTCATCCGCGCTATAGGTCGTGGCAATCGCACCCGTGTGAAACGTGATACGCCGCTTCGACGGCTCATAGACGGGGCGCTCATGCGGGGGGAACACCGAGAGAATGCCGGACGTGCCTTCGGTAACAATGTCACGAACATCAGCGGCTGTCGGCCCGACCAGCGCGATGCGGTGTGCCTGTCCGCTACTGACGCGAGCGCGCACCCACTGGCTACCGGTCAGGGTCTTCCCGAAACCTCTGCCCGCGAGCAGGAGCCAGATCGTCCAATCTCCCGGTGGCGGCAGTTGCGCCGGACGTGCCCACACACCTTCCCAATCGTACAAGTAAAACGCCGCGTTCTTTTCAGAGACGGCGGAGAGGATTTCCGTGCGATCCTCAGTCGGAAGGCTCGCGAGTCGTTCTACCAGCGACGTATGCATCCGCATCTTCCGGTAAGTCGTCCCGCGTGATCGCCGCATATTGGCGACCGTGCACGATACAGCACACCGTTTGTGGAGATACCTGAAAGAGCGCCGCGTATTCCTTCTGAGAACGCGACAACGCATCGTATTTGATGATTGCCGCCTGCTGTGGCGTCAGACGCCGGAGCGCATCGCGTGACTTCTCACGCGCCGACGGAGTGACGATGCGGCCTTTCTGCGCTGCGCTCATATGCTCGCGCGCGACATCGGTGTGCGTCCCCCCGCGCAACTTCGCCGCGCGCCGTTCGATCACCTCAGGGCTAAAGACCTGCACGGCACGTGCGGCACGTATCTTCTCTTTCGTTGCCTCGGTGAGCCGTTGTCCTGACCGCGCCGCGCTGATCTTCGCCACGTGCTCAGGTGAACGATTCAGCGCGATCTGCTGCATCTTGGCCCGCATCTCCGGCCCGTTCTTCCGTCCGGTATTCGCAAGAGCGATCTTCCGCTTGTGTTCTTCGCTGAGCGGCGCGCCGACGCGACCGCGACCGCCCGCCGTCGTGTTGTATCCGTGCGGCAGTTGCGAATCCAGTGTCCGTATCCAATCGGATTCGCGTGCTAACAACTCGTCCAATCCCTCGCAGATTTCCAGCACCTCAAAGGAGAACGCCTCAACGCCGTATTTCCTGATCGCGCGATGGATTGCGAGTCTCGGTTGATGAGTCGAATCGTAGATGTGCTGCCGCCAACGCACCGCGACAGGTCGCGTCGTGATCCCAACATAGACCTTGCTATTGACGGTGTTGCGGATCCGATAGACCACTCCCATGCACCGATTATACCACGTTCTCCGCTTCCTGACGCGCTAAACGACGTTTGGCAATCTCATCCACCTTCTGCGCCAAAAGCGTCCGGGCGTCGTCAGTGTGGACATGCTCGCTGCGCTCCGTCGCTTGACCGGTCAGCAGGAGGACCTTCTCGATCGCCGTGGCGATGACGACGATCGCCGCACGCGCATCGGTCTCAGCGATCACCGCAGGTTGGCGGATATGTGCGAGGTACTCACCGATCCCTGCGAGCAGTTGCGGCACATAGTCGGCGGCCGTTTGGGCGATCAGTTCCTGCCGTTTTGCGGCGCGTATCGTCGCGTATTCGTCACGAACGCCCTGATATTTCGCGGCAAAGTGCCAGCCCACGCCCGCCGCTTTCGCGGCCGCTTCAACGGTTGCGCCATTGGCGAAGGCGTTCTGGAGGATCTCGATTTCCGCTTCCGATACGGCGCGACGCGGCATGACGATCCCCCGTAAAGGCGGTGATACGCGAGGCAAAACAAAACCCGGCGGTCTGCCGGGGACAGTAACTCCATCCTGCACTACAGTGTATCCGCATCTGTCAAGACCCGTAACCCGAGACCACTTTTCATAACCGTCACGATTTTCCACGCGTTTTTCGATCGGAAAGAACCAAGCCCATCGTGTAGCGATGTGCGCGAAGGGCTGTCAACGACCACCCGTACCGCTCTGCGATCGATCGATCTGAGAGCCCCGCATAGAAGGCGAGCGATAATCGATGCTCATCCTCAGCAGACCAAACATGCCGCCCCGTGGCAAGACCTAACCGATGCATTTTTGACATCACTGCTTTGTAGCTTCGTCCAAACTCGCTTGCGATGCGCCGCGTGGAGATTCCGCGTGCGACCGCTGCACGCAGTTGAGTAATCTCCGCCTCAGACCATGCGCCGGGGGAGTTGTATACCCGTTCACCGGACGGCATCGTAATCCGTCGATGAATCGTAATACCGCACTTAGCCGCCTTCCTCCTCACAGAGCCCGGCGTACGGCCAAGATGGTGGGCGATCTCCGCATTGGAAGCCCCCCGCGCAGCCAGTGCACGCAACTCCACGATCTCGGTGGATGAGTAAGGCACGCGCGTTTTCCACTTGATCGCCGCCATCGGTGCGTGCAGCCCAACCGCTCCCCGCGACCGCAGCAGCCTGAGGCGGCAATAGATCGACCGGCATGAGCGTCCGAGCTGGCGTGCGACGCGATCACGCCATCGGCCGCGAGCGTTGTACTCGCGGACCAGGATCGCGTCCTCATGCGAAGACCATGCGCCAGTAACACGGGCACGTTCCTCCATCCCCGTAGCCCCCTTCACGCGAGCGCCTCGAACCGTGTCACCCACGCCCATTCCCGATCGAGCGCGCGGGCGAACTCGTCGCGGTAGGTGCGGGCGGTGGACTCCGCGATGTCAAAGAGTCTTGCAGCCTGGCGGTCGTCCATGACAATGCGGGGATCGTTGGCGAATGCATAGTGCCAGAGGCCGTCCTGAAGGATGATGCCCGTCTCCATTGCCAGCCAGACGGGGAAGTGCTTGGTGACGAGGCCGTGGCGGGCATGGTCGCCAAGCACGCGTGCCATCGTGGTGACAACCGGACCCAGTTCCGCGCGCTGGATGGCGGCCCAGGAAATGCCGAAGCAGGAGTCACCTCCTGACCGCTCACCGAAACCACTCGTGGCGCGAAACATACCGCCGAGGACGATGAGCCGCTTGAAACGATAAACGGGGAAGTGCTCAGTCATCACCACCACCTCCTGCCTTTCCTGTGGCGGATGCGATCGCGCTCACGGCAATCCGCAAGGTTCGCCGCCCGGTATGCGCGATAGCGTGCCGTCTCACACTGCCGACACTGCCAGCGGTACTGGACGCCGGTGCCGTGCGGGTTATCGCGGGTGGCGAACTCGCCAGCGTCGACGTTCCGCTCCTGGCCGCAGGTCGGACAGTGTTTCATGCGCGCTCCGGTCGCCGGGTCGACGGAGACCGGATTGGGAGAGGGCCTGCCGCGGGTCAAACTTCCACCTCGAGTTCCACGCCGTCTTTTTGGTGATGGCGGATCTTGACCCGTGCCCACGCATCGCCGAGCGTCTCCCGAAACGCCGCCCGCACTGCCACCGCCAGCCCCTCTGCGGTGATCGGTTCCGCGGTCAGTGCGCGGACGGTGGCGGCATACCACTCGATCGTCACGCACTGCTCACGCGGCCCGTACCATGCCAGCACGTCGAAGGTGCAGGTGTCGTCAGCCAGGAGGCAACGACCGGGCACGTCAGCCATCGTCAGGGCGACGGAGGTGATGCCGGGGTTGGGGAAGGTGTCAGTGTTCATGCAGCACCCCTTCCGCTGCGATGATGGCGCGGGCGATCACTTCGGCGCACTGGGGGACGACGGCGTTGCCGAGGGCGCGCACTCGCTCTCGATCAAGACGTTTGTCCAATCGTCGGGAAAGCCCATCAACCACTCTCCCCAGCGCGGGTTCACCATTCCAAGAAGGGCGTTCTTTCCATGCGATTGCAGGTCGCTCCACCGTGATGCGGTCGGCGTCGGCCAGATCGTCACTGCATCTGTGAGCGTGTAGCCCGCATGGATGCCTGTGGGCGGCACGCGCCTCCGGTTCGCCGTGGCGTTGCGCGCCATCTTGCTGTCTCCGACTGTTGGTGTCGGGAAGATGGGCGATGACCCAGAGCCGCATACGCTGATGCCACGCCCCGACGCCACCAGCCGGAAAAACAAGCGGCGGTCCGACCTCGTAACCGCTGGCTTCCAGGTCAAGAACCAGCGTGTCGAGTGCCATGTGGACGATTCCATCAACGTTCTCACACACAACCCAGCGAGACCGGACGGCTTGAATAACCGAGAGCATTTCCGGCCAGAGATAGCGGTCATCATCCTTGCCGCCTCGCTTCCCGGCGTGACTAAACGGCTGGCAGGGAAGTCCTCCGGCAATAACGTCAACTGCCGGGGCGTCGGTGATGGTGCGGATGTCGCCATAGCAAGGCACCCCCGGCCAATGTTTCGCTAATACCCGCCTACAGTAGTCGTCCACTTCGCAGAACCAGCGCGTCTCAAACCCCGCCCAAGCGAAACCGAGGTCGATCCCGCCCACCCCGGAAAAGAGCGAACCCACCGTAAACGCGCTGTGCGCCACGCTACGGACCGTTTCATCGTCAGAGGCAATCGGCGGCTTTACGGCCAAAGATGCCGTAGCGGGCGGCAGTGGGCCATTCACAGGGTCACCTCCGCCAGGCGCGTGGCTGCGTCACGGTCGACGATCGCGCGTCGATAGGCGTCGTACTCGGCGCTGGGCAGCATCACGAGCGCCGGCCGGTCGTGCATGGTAATCAGGATGCTGCGCTGCTCGGTGAGGATGCGTGCGAACAGGTCGCCGATGCCGCGTTGGAAAGCCGTAGATGTGACGACGAGGGGCTCGGTAATCACAGCACCTGCGCTCCTTCCCCGAACAGGACGCGGGCAATGGTTGGAAGGTCGGACGGTCGCCAAATGTACACCGTCTGCCCCGCTGCCCGCAGTTCGGCGACGACCGTTTTTTGCCCTTTGATGAAATACATGCGCCCATAGCGATCTTTCACCCAGCGATCCTGCGAGAGCCGCCCCTTCTGCGTCTTCAGTTCTGCCCAGAACACGCGCTCCCGCCAGCAGACATAATCCAGCGTCGTCTGCGAACGGCGCGCGTCGTGGGGGTGATAAAAACCCCACCCGCCCCGCAGCAGCATGCCCTCGAAGATCGTCGCGAACTCCCTCTCTGACATGGCGGCGTCGATGATGGCGCGGGCCGGGCTCATTGCGTGCCTCCGGGAATCAGCGATTCCCCCGTCTGCTCGAAGTGGGCGTGCCATGTGCTCCGCTCGCCCAGCGTGCGCACCAGCACCTGAACGCGCCGCTCGAGATCGGCATCATGCGGATTGCGGTCGAGTTCCTCCAATCGCTCCGCCAGCCGACGTTCCAGCAGCGTGGTCAGTCGCGCCGATGCGTGCAGCCATCGCTCGTGCGCACGTGAGCCGGGGCGCCAGGGCGTCGGCTTCGCGACGAACGGCACGTCGAAGTCAGCGGCCGACCACGGTCGCGCCGCCCCACGCGAGCCGTCAGCGACGGAGGTCCGGCGCCGGATCTCCACCGAGCCGCTCAGGATCTCCGTCAGCGCCGCCGGCGTCGGAAAGGTCCGCTCGCTCAGCAGCGCCCGCTCGCATGCCGCGGCGAAGCGCGCATCATCGCCCGGACCGAAGAGCGTCCAGTACGCCGCCATCGTCGGCGCGGGGACGTCAATCCGATAGACGCTTGCGAGCCTGAGCATCTGCGGTCGGAATGTCCGCTCGTAATCCACTGTCCACTTGCCTCCCGAGGACGATGGCATCCAGTTCCGCCATCGCCGCCTCGTTGTTCCGTTGCTTCTGCTGCGCGATCGTCACAAGGGGCGCCCCCCCCGACGGACTGGCCCGCGCAGGTGGTTCCGACGCCATCTCACCCCAGTGCCCCGCGAGGCCGCTGTGCGTGATCGGGATGCCGGGATACTTGCGCCGATAGCGATCCGCCCGAATCGGCACGTCCTCCGGTACTCCGCCCGCTCCCACGATTTGCGCGGCGGATTCGAGAAGGCGGTCAAACTCCTTCTGCGAGAGCCGCGCCGTATTGTCATATTCGAGTGCGCGGGTCACCGCATTCACAACATCGCGCACCGCAGCCTTCGGAGCCTTTTGCGCGGGCGCGTGCGTTTTGGTTATGGAACCCGTATCTGTATCTGTATCTGTATCTGGAGAAGGGTAAGGGAGACGCGCGCGCGAGGACGGGCTTGCATCATGCTCGTCCGGTGCTGGCACTATGCAAGCATCATGCTCGTCGGGTGGTGGTATCACACTTACCGGTTCACGTACGTGTGGAGACTGGTGCTTGGCAAAGTTGACGATGGCGACGTACCGATGCTCCGCATCACCGTAACGGACGATAAATCCCCGTTCTGCGAGCCCATTCAGGAGCGCGTCAACATCCTCATCGTCGTAGGGAAGGATTTCGGCTTTGATGCGCCGCGGGCGATCCGACAACCGTCCTGCCCGATCGGCGAGCGTCCAGAGTCCCGCAAAGAGCAGCCGCGCGGCCATTGGCAACTCGGCCAGGTCATCATTCGTAAAGAATCCAGGTTTCAGCAATCGAGTCCGTGCCATCATTCCCCCCGAATGTTTCCGTGCACGGCGGCATGGCAGTCTTTGCAGAGAATCACCAGATCACCCGGAGCTTCACGACCGCGCCGCTCGTAGGTGCGATGATGGAGGTGCAGTTCAATCCCTTCAGCTCCACACTGCTGACACTGTCGCCCGAACAGCCGGAAATGGAGTTCTCGGAGCGATTGCCAATGCTGCGTGCGGAGATACACGTCGTAGGGAATGACAGTCAGGAACGTCTCCATCACCCGCGTGAGCATCTCGAAGGAGCCCACACGCTCAACAGGAACCGCACCAATGGCGGCCTCAATCGCCAGCAGTGCGGCCGCCTCTTGCTCTTCGGTGAGTTTACGCACCATCCGCGCCCCCTCGGTCAACCGATAGAAAAGCGGGCACGCTACCCGCGCCCGCTCCGTCCGCCCCTTACGCTTGCTGCGACAGTCGCTCCACCCGCTTCTGCACCACGCCTCGCGCCGTCGGCAGAATGCCCGCCAACTCCTCGCGTGTCAGGTCGTCCAACTCTTTGTTCCGCCCCGACAGGAACCGCTCCAGGTCGAACCCGCGCGTCCCCAGTTCCCGCAGTTCGTCCCGCAAGACGTCGTCGTCCTCATCGCCCAACGCCGGCGTGGGCGCCACCGATGCCCTGATCGCCGGCCGCGGAGCGTTTGCAACTGTTTCACGGAGTTGTGACCGTGAGGAACCACCCACCGGTGCCCTCGGGGCAGTACGCACGACCACCGGGCCCGTGCGGATCTCGCGCGCCGTCCCGTCCACCGTGTTGGCCTGGTCCATCTCCGCATCGGTGTAGATGCCTGACAGTTCCTGCGGGAATGCCTTACGCAGCGACAGGGCTTCCGCGCATTTTGCGATCATCAGGTACGGCATCTTCTGCCACATCTGGTCCTGTCCCGCGGCCGGTTTGTATTCCGACCAGCGCGCCGTCGCTGTGAAGGCACGCGGGACGCCTTCCACGAGCCGCCAGACGGTGACCGTGGCCCGGTTCGGATGCGCTTCCGCTTCCGTGTCGTAGACGGCATCGTCACTGCCCGCGTATTCGCCCGTGCGCTGCGCGACCAAGCGGTAGCCGTCGATTCCTGTCTGGATCGTCCTACTGTTGCCACGGGGGATTGAGTAGATTTGCCGCGCCAGCGGATCCAGGCCCGTACGCACGCACTGATTGAGGAACTGCCGGAATTCTGGATCGCTCGCGCCCCGGCAAACCGTCTCGCGCATCAGTGCGATGTCCTCGCGGCTGAACCGCTCCTCGGACGTCATTTCCATCACCGGCCGCATGGCGACCGCGCTTGCATTACTGCCCATGGACTACCTTCTTCGTCATCGTCTGTTCCTCCGCTGCGTAACGCGCAGCCTCGATTTCGCCCACCGCGATCCGCACCTCAGCAAGTCGCTCCATGCGCGCCAGGACTCGGGCATTGACCGTCTCCGCTTCCCAGTCACGACTGCCGAAGTAGATTGGGCGCGTTTCTTCGCTCGTCATGCGCTCGTCCTTTCACGCAGTTTTTCCAGGCGCCGGCGCTCCGCTATGCGGCCGATCGTGGTGAGATTGCGCGGTGGTTGGGTGTTGTAGACCGGCAGCGGTGACTTCCGTGTGCCCGTCAGACCGAGGCGCCGCGCCTGGTGGGTGACGCTGCCTTCGGTCCGGCCGAGCGCGGCGGCAATCTCACGGATGCGCGCTCCTGCCTCCCACTGGGTCCTGAGCGCGTCCATGTCCGCCACGGTGTAGGCGTGATGCGACTTCTCGGTGGCGATCGCGCCAGTCAGATGCAGATGCCGCATGCGATGGAGTACCGCCTGGAGCGAGCGCCCGACCTCCGCGGCGATTCGCTTCGACCCGACCTTCGCCGCTACGAGCGCCGCGAGCGCCTCATCCTCGGCATCGGTCCAGCGTGTCAGTTCGTAACTCGCTTCCCAGCCGAGTCGGCGCGCCCGCGTCCGGCACGCCTCGGCCGAGCGCCCCATCGCTTCCGCGATCTGGGGAAACGTCTGGCCGCGCTCGTAGTAGCGCACGCGCAGTTGCTCGTCCATCGCCTCCGTCCACGCATCGACGCTGCGGCGCACAACCGGCGGACGCATCACACCCGGATTGCCTCTGTTCGCGAGGCGGACCCGCACGACGGCGCCCGTCTTGAGCACCTCGTCGAGGATGTCCGCGCCGTCATTCATGACCGCGCTTTGCAACTCGTCCAGGCGCCCGAGCTTTTCCAGGTAGGCGACGGCGCGTCGAATCGCCTTACTGTCCTCATGCGAGGGGCACTGGCGATCTTTGCTGCTCATACTGAACTCCAGGACGCATACCAGCGTCGTCTTTCTGCGGGAGAAAGTGAGAGCCGGAACGCCCAGATGTGCCGCGAGGAAATCGCAATCCGCATCGCTATCGCTGCCTCCTCCGGGCTCCGTGGGGCGAGGAGCCGAACCCATGCCAGATCGGCTGATCCGTTGCATGTGACGGTTCCAGCCGGCAAACGATCTTCAATCGTAAGCGCGCGCTCCGCCGCGGGTTCAACGCGCGGAATCGTCTTCATGCTCAGGCAACCTCCCGACATCCCTGCTTGCCGCTGCTCGCCATTTCACCACCGTCCGTCGCAAACGGGTTAGGCGGATTCGTGGCAAGTGCGGGCAATATCTGGTCAAGGCAATAGCGAAATACCCACGACTGGGTCACGTCCCATTGCAGGGCCAACGCCTCAATCTGTCGCTTTTGCTCCGGCCTGACCGTGAATGTCGCAAGCTCGCCGATCCGCGGACGCCCGCGGGCTTTCCGTTCCATGCGTCACCTCCTACCACGGATTGTAGTAGACGTGATTGCTATTGTCAATACGCTTATTCGTAGTTATTCTATTGATGACGGGGGGCGTTGGTCGATAAGCGGGGGGGGCAAACAACGATCATGGAGCAACGGACGCAGCCGGTCGACCAGGAGAAAGCGCAGCGCGAGCGGTTCGGCAAGTTTCTCCAGGCGGAGCGCAAGCGACGCTACCCGAACCAGGATCAGGTCGCGGATGACCTCGGCATGTCACAGTCACATGTGAGCAAATGGGAGCGCGGCGAGGTCGTCGGCTTCACCGCTGGCGACCTGCGCGCCTGGTCCGATGCCTTGGAGTTGCCGATGCTGCGCCTGCTGTTGGCGGCGGGCTTTCTGACCGACCTCGATATCGCCCAGGTCGACCCGGACCTCTATATCAATCCCTACGTGCGGATGTTAGCGGACGATTTGCCGCCGCTCGGCTCCGAGCAAGACGTCAAACTCATCGCTGAGTTGGCGTGGGTCGTGAAGAACTTTGCGATTCGTCACGGCGCGCCTCCGGTCGAAAGAGGTGCCGGACAAACAACTCAACTGGATACGCCGGTGGGGGCAGTGCAGGTAGCGCACGCAGCCGACGACGTCCTTTCCGATCAGACACCGCTGGTGGCGGCACCTCGCTTACGGCACGCATGATCGGGACAGGTCGCGGTGCTGGCTTACTCATGGTCTAGCCCTCCTGGGGTCGTTCGGTACCCGTCGCGCTGGGCGCTCCTGACCCCGTGACCGACGTCCTTATGGATGCGGTGATGCACACACAAGATATTACAACATCTACGTACTTCAGTAAAGAGCCTCAATGACTGAAGATGAGCGGCCGTGGCAGTTGAAAAACGACTTCTGTCGCACGATCGGCCGCACCCCGCGCACGGTCGATACCTGGGTCCAGCGTGGGGTCGTCGAGCGCCGACAGGACGGCAACCGCGCCTATTTTCGCCTGCGGGAAAGTCCGCAGCCTACCGCTGCTGTGCGCAGCCCGGTTGCGGAGAGTAGCCCGGCAGCGGTCAGCAGCGGTGAGCAGCGGTTGCTCGTGGCACTCGCCGACCTGCAGGCCGCACACGCGGCGCTGACGGGGGAGGTTGCCGCGCTGCGGGCCGACGTCCGCAGACTCAGCAGCACCGCGCAGCCCGGCAGCGGTGAGCAGTCGCCCGCTGCGCCAGCGCGGACGAACTGGTTGCGGCGGCTGCTGCGATTGGAGGGATGATGAGCATCGGGGCAATGACGCATTGCTGGGATCATGCACCCGTGAAGGGCAGCGCGTTATTACTGCTGCTCGCCATCGCGGACTCGGCGCGCGATCCGGACTGGGTGGCGTGGCCGGCGGTTCGGACACTCACGACCAGGACGCGGCTCAGTGAACGCCAGGTGCGGTATCTCTTGCGCGAGCTTGAAATGGCTGGCTGTATCGCCACCGAGATTGAGGGGAGTCGCGCGGGCACGAACCTCTATCGCGTGCTCAGGACGCCGCGGGGGCTATCTTTGCCCCCCCCCGCCGCTGGGGGGCTATCAACTGCCCCCAACGGGGGCAATCTGGCGTATGAAGGGGGGCAATCGACTGCCCCCAATCCCTTAGTTGAATCATTAGTGAACCAGGGAGAGGAGGATGAACCAGAAATCGCGCTCGCGGATCGGATGGAAGCACGCTTTCAAGACCAGATGGACGCGCTCGGGGACCAACGCGCGGGATGGCTTGCCCGTCATGGGATTGTCGATGCCCGCTCCTGGTTCACCGTCCTCGGTCTGCCACTCGGAGAGAGCGCCGAACGGACGTGGGCCCGCGCAACGCGAGCCCTCAAAGGACATGTCGCATAACAGAACTTATGCGACAATCACTCATCGAGCCATGACAAATCTGCCGCTGCGACGTTCGCATACGTGCGCATCCATTCTGCGCGAAACTGTCGCGCGCTCGTCTCTTCAGGCCAGATGTCCGGGCGGCGGAGAAGTTCGATCAGAATGCCCAACGGCGGCAAGGTGAGCCACTCCGTGAACGGGATCGCGACGAACTTCTCAAGCGCATGGTGTTCGGTGTGGCACCGTTCACACAGCGCGGCGAGATTGATGCTCGCATCTTCGCCGCCATCGCCGTACGCCACGATATGGTGCAACGCGAGCGGCTTTGCCAGATGACATTTCTCACACCGCCCGTGCGCGCCCTCGATCACCGCCCGCTTCGTTGCTATGCTCACCGGCTTGCGCTTCGTCATTTCCTATCCCCAAGCCAGCAGCTCACTGGCGAGCTCTCGCCATACCGCATCATCCGCCGCGGCATCGGGGACTCCCTTCATGGTATACTGGCCGGGCGGGACGGTTGCGGGCTGCATGCGGCGGCTACGCCCGTTAGGGATGGCGGTTGCCGGTGAGGACGTCGCCCGGTTGGTCCGGTTCGTCCGGGTCAAGGTCTGTGCACGCAGGCTCTTCTGTCGGCCATCCCCTGCCGTCCCGCCTTTTCTGCAACGGAAAACACGGTCAGTTGGTTGCACGTCTTCGGGGGTGCGCTTATTATAAGCGTGTAGGGTCCCCTCCTCACGAGCGGAACCGTAGGTTGTAAGAGCGGCGTGGTGACCAGACCACGCCGCTCTTTTTATGTCAACTGTCGGCAGTTTTGACATGCTAATGAAAGACGTTTAGGGGGTGTTTGAAGGGGTGGAGACCTTCGCTACCCGCCCGTTTCCCCAAGTATACCGGCCAACGCCTGTGCCTGTTTGGAGGTGGGGGACATTTCCAATAGCCTCCCGACGCTGATTGCTACCACAAGGAAATCCCTTGCTGTCACTGGATGCGCTTTGTGCGAGATGTTCCAAGGAGTACCATTGTGTACCTTTTGATTGGGGTGGTTTTCGGGGTGGATTGGGGTGCGGAGTGGGGTGCAGGAGTCATGGCAGCTATTCCTTGTCCGCAAACAGATCGACGAACGCTCGCGCGATTGCAAGCGCATAGGTTTCGCCATTGCCAGAGCCGAAGAAGGCCTCGCCCTCAAGTTCGTGTGCAATCACTACGTCCCAGCGGACGCCGCTCACCCGGTTGCCGCGGTCGGAGCACACGCTCATCGTGCAGGTCGTGTGGCCCTTGTAGCCGTCAATGAAAAACTGGATGAGCTCGGTGGCGGCATGATCGTCGCGCGAGTAGCGATTGAGGGGCGTGCGCTTTCCCTTCGCGTTGTAAGGCGAAGCGATCTTGTCGGGCCACGCCTCGCCATGCAGACACAAGTCCAC